GGTTAGATATATTCGTAACTGGTGTGGTTGGTCGTTCTATGGGGTCTGGTCACTTCTCAGTAAGTGATATTGAGGAACTTACAAAAAATGCGGTTAAAGCGTTCAATGAAAACCTCAAAGAACTATAAGAAGCTTTTCAGCGACTTTTGGGGGTATCACGAAAACGATATCCCCATCTGTTGGAATTGTAATAAAGAGGTGGCGGTTGATATACACCACTTGATTCCGAAAGGCATGGGTGGAGTCAAAAACAACAGGCTCAACAGAATTGATAACCTTTATGCCTTGTGTCGCAAATGCCATACTTTAGGACATTCCGATAAGGAACTAAACGAGCAATGGAAAAAAGATTTATTAGAGCGAATTGAATGGAAAAAAGGAAACCCAAATGATTGGTGAAAAATTATGCAAAGAGGTGGTGAGGATTATAAAAAGTCGTGGCAAAAACTATGGCGATATAAAAACAAACCATCAAGAAATAGCTAAAGGATGGTCAGTCATTCTTGGAATAGAGATAAAACCGCATCAAGTGGCTTTGTGTAACGACTGGCAGAAGACAGTAAGACTAAAGGCTAATCCAAAGCATCACGACAGCTACAAAGACAAAATTGGGTACATGATAACGTATTCGGAGTGCATAAAATGACCGATATATATTCATTACAGTTTGACCCCCATAAAATTTCTCATCAACAGGAAGAATTAGGGATGATATTTGCTGACCTAGACACAGCTTGTGAACTAATGAAAAAAGAGGAAAAAATGATAATAGCGGAGTTAACGCTTCAGTTTTCCAGACAAAAAATGTATAAGAATATGAAAGAGTTAGATGGTTTAATTTATAACCATGACAAGTTTAGGGATTTCACTAATAGATATAGTGAAACCTTAAAGAAAAGGAATAGAGCCAAAATAAGGTTTGAATCCTTTAAAGCGTTTAGAGATGACCTAAGAACTAAGGTGGTCAATGAACGAGAACTGGCGAAACACAACTTATAGAAAGGAGTTTGAAATGCCAAAATCACAAAAGGAAAACATCCTAGAGTACCTTCACATAGGTAACAAAATCACCCCACTAGAAGCCTTGTATCAATTTGGTTCTTTTAGATTGAGTGCCATCATCTTTGAATTAAGGCAAGAGGGTTACAACATAATCACTCACAACAAAACTGTCGATGGCAAAACCTTTGCTGAATATGAACTTGTGAAGGGTCAAAACAATGGTTGATTATGATAATTCAAAAAGTTTCCTTGAGTGGGAAATGGACAAAGCTATAGACCAAAGAAAAGAACACGCTTTAGCCAAACATTCAAGTGAAATAAGGGTAATGGATAGGCTTATCAATTCTATTGATGAATATTTAATTCGATTTGGCAGGGAAAGTAATGTTTATGATTTATGCTTTGATTTAAAAAAACAAATTGAAGAAAACAAAAAGCACACTCAAGAATACATGGACAAAATATGAGAGAGCATTTTGAAAAATTTGATTTGTTGCCTTTATCTTTTAGTCACCTTAATGAGTTTGCTTTTTACAGGGAACGATGGGCGTTAAAAAGAATATTTGGCTATGATTTCCCTACATCAGCGTCTGGTATAAGGGGTCAGTCTGTGGAGTCTGGTATCAATATGTTTCTAAATGGAATACCTTTAGAAGAAGCTTCAGAAAAAATGATTGCTGAATATGATGCTAATTGTTCCAGAATAAATGACCCAAAAGTAGAGGATGAACGGAATAACTTAGTGCCACTATTAAATCTAGGCACTAAGGAGTTTCAGAAATACGCTTACACATGGAATCTATTGACCTATCAGAAGAAGGTAGAACTAGAAATAGATACCATACCTTTTGTGGGTTATACGGACTTTCATTTTGAAGATAAGAAGACCAAAGAGGATTTTTATATTGATTTGAAAACGTCTAAAAGCCTACCCCAGAGAGTTAGTATTTCCCATGCTATGCAACAGTCTATCTATCAGAAAGCAACAAATGCTACGCAACATTTATGGTATCTGAAGAACCCAACAAAGACTAAGGATGCTGAATTTATTGCTATGTCTTTAGATGACTATGGTGAGCCTATGCGGATATGTAAGCATATTCTAAAGGTGATGGGTAATTACCTTAAAACTGTTGATACCCCAGATGACGTAAGGAATACTTTAGTGCCAAACCCCGATAACTGGATTTGGAAAGAACC